ACAAGGTTTGCCAAATCTTCTGTGACGAAACCCCTGACTAATAGGAGCTAAAAGATGACTACTAAAAACTCAGACTTAGTAGCGAATCTTGAGGCATCCCCTCAAGTCGCTAACGATGCCCAGCAACTACACGGCGTAATCCGTGTGGCTCAGGGAAACGTAGCCTTGGCTGCTGGTGATAGCACTGACGATGATATCGTTATGCTTGCACCGATTCCAAGCAACGCATCCATTGTATCTCTGCAAGTAGGCACAGATGCTTTAGGTGGAAGCTGCACATACAATGTTGGTATCTACACAGATGCTGGCGCTGTTAAAGACGAGGACTTCTTTGCTACAACCGTTTCTGACGGCGCAGCATTAGCAGAACTTCGTTACGAGGCCGCTGACCTAAACACTACAGGCCAGAAGATGTACACAATGGCTGGTGATAGTTCTGACCCAGGCGGGTTCTACTACGTTGCCGCAACTTTCAATGCGACAGGTGGAACTGCTGGTGACATGGCTTTTGTCATCCAGTACGTTGTAAACTAAACAATGTGGGGGGCGGTTCCGCCGCCTCCCATACATTTTTGGAGGGGATATGATGAAGCCGTGCGGAGACTTCCGCTGGGATTTAGAAGTAGGTCAGATAGCTGAACAATGGCTGGGCGGCATACTCAGTGGAAACACTATAGAGGTAAAAAGGGATTTTGTAGCTTCACGGACGGGAAATGTGTTTGTGGAGTTTTTTTGTAGAAACAAACCAAGTGGCATAGCTACAACACAAGCAACACATTGGGCGTTTATACTTGATGATGAAACTGTGGTATTGTTACCAACAGATAAGTTAAAGATTATAGCAAGAGAAGCATATAGGAAACGTGGCCCTGTTATGGGCGGCGAGAAGAATTTAAGCAAGGGCGTACTGATTAGAGTTGAAAGGCTAGTAAACCATGCCATCAGTTGTTGATATATGTAACCAATCACTAGACTTGCTAGGCGCTGCTACTATTACAGCCCTAACAGAAAACTCTAAAGAAGCCAGGCTTTGTAACAGAAACTTTGAGTTAATCCGTGACTCAGTTCTACGCGCACACCCTTGGAACGTAGCTGTCACTAGAAAGTCATTACCTCAAGACACTGACACTCCGGCATTTGGTTTTAACTTCCAGTACACACTGCCGACAGACCCGTATTGCTTACGGCTTTTGTCATTCTGGGATACCAGTGTAGACAACGAGATTGCGGCTTATGACAGCAATGTCATGTACAAGATTGAGGGCCGTAAGATTTTGTCTAATGAAACTGTTTGTAAAATTATATACATAGGCCGTGAGACTGACACAGAACAGTATGATTCTTTATTAACATCTACCATAGCGCACAGGCTGGCCTCTGAAATTGCTTACGGAGTTACAGGCAGTTCTACTTTGGCGCAGGGGATGCAGGGATTGTACGAGCAAAGATTACGAGAAGCCAAATCAATAGACGCTATGGAAGGATACCCAGAACAGCCAATCGCAGACACCTTTACTAACTTTAGGTTGTAACATGGCCCGTGTATCCAGCATTATTACAAACTTCCGCGCTGGTGAAATATCGCCAAAGCTAGAAGGTCGTATTGATTTACAGAAATACAACGAGGCTGCGCAAACGCTAAACAATATGCTGGTGTATCCGTCTGGCGGCGTGACGCGCAGGCCAGGCACATTCTTTGCTGGGCGTTCTAAGGACGGTGGCAAGGTTCGCCTGATGAACTTTGAGTTCAGTGATGAGCAAGCGTATGTCTTGGAAATGGGTGCAAACTATATTCGCTTCTACAAAGATGGCGGCTTACTTACTGAGGCCACAAAAACAATTACCGCAATTACCAAAGCCAACCCAGCAGTTGTAACATCTAACGGTCATGGCTTTTCTAATGGAGACAGGGTGTTTATTAAGTCAGTTGCTGGTATGACTGAACTAAACAACCAGGAGTTTACTGTAGCCAACACCGCTACGAATACATTTGAACTATCGGGTGTAAATAGCACTGGCTTTACTACTTACAGTAGTGGCGGCACTGCTGGTAAGATTGTAGAGGTTACTACGACTTACAGCGCCACAGAGGTATTTGAATTAAATCATACGCAATCTGCTGATGTTGTTTACCTGGCACACAAAAGCCATGAGCCAGCAAAGCTGACAAGAACGACAGCAACCAGCTTTACAATAGGCGACATTGACTTTGTTGATGGGCCATACCTTGATGAGAATGACACCACTACAACTTTGTATGCTTCAGCACAAACAGGCTCTGGAATAACAATTACAGCGTCTGCGGATTTGTTTACTAGCGCGGATGTGGGTAGGTATATACGTTTTAGAGAAGTGTTAGAAGTCCATTATGATGAATGGGAAGCGTCAAAAAGCTACGCTAACAATGTAAAAGTTCGTTTCAACGGGCATGTTTACAAACACACTACTGGCAGCACCCAAACCTCTGGAAATACGCCACCAGTTCACCTTGAGGGCAGTGAGGTGTACGGCGCTTTAACGTGGACATATCAGCATGACGCTAATGGCTACGTTGTAATTACAGGATTTACAAACGCCACATCGGTCACAGCTACAGTAAAGACTAACGCCATTGGCATTTCAACTTTGCCAGAGCATACGGTTGGTTCTAGTAACGCGACTAAACTGTGGTCATTGGGTGCATTTAACGGCGACCAGGGCTTCCCACGGGCTGTTGGCTTCTATGAGCAACGATTATACTTTGCTGGCACTACAGGGCAGCCACAGACCATATTTGGCAGTGTGTCGGCAGACTTTGAAAACCACACACCAGGCATACTAGATGATGACGCAGTAAACCTAACGATTGCATCTGATAGCGTTAATGTTATTAGACATTTACTGCCAGCCAGATTTTTGCAAATCCTGACCACAAGTTCAGAGTTTACTTTATCTGGCGGCACAGGTTCCCAGCCAGTTACACCTACAAACGTAAACGTGCTGCGTGAAACAACATTTGGAACATCAGACATTAGACCAGTTCGCGCTGGTAACAGCACTATTCTTATCCAGAAGGGCCAAGAGAAAGTTAAAGAGATTACATTTAACTTGGACACTGATGGATTGTTAGGAATAGATTTGACAATCCTAGCAGACCACATACCACGCGGCGGTCTTACTGATATGGTATGGCAACAGGAACCAGAGTTAATCTTATGGTTTGTGCATAGTGACGGGCGTTTAGTTGGTCTTACCTATGACCGCGCAAATGCTGCTGTAGGCTGGCATGACCACGCCATTGGCGGTAGCGGGATTGTTGAGAGTATTACCGCTATTCCATCAGGTGCAGAAGACCAGGTTTATATATCTGTCAAACGTACCATTGATGGTAGCACAGTGCGCCATATTGAGTTTATCAAGACTATTGAGTTTGGCGATGATGTAGCTGATGCGTTTTTTGTAGACAGCGGCCTTACCTACGACAGCACAGCTACCAGCACCATTACAGGCTTGAACCACCTAGAGGGTCAAGTTGTGTCTATTCTGGCTGATGGTGCAACCCACCCAGACAGAACAGTGTCTGGTGGCGCAATTACTTTAGACCGCACCGCGTCAAAAGTGCATGTAGGTTATTCATACTCCTCAACAGTAGAGACACTAAGGCTAGAGGCTGGCGCTGATGATGGTGTTGCGCAAGGCAAGATAAAGCGTATTCATGGCGTGACCGCGCGGTTCTTTAACACAGTCGGTGCGGAACTAGGGCCAGATACAGACAACCTGGACAGACTGCCGTTCCGCGACAGTAGCATGGCTATGAATAAAGCAGTGCCGTTGTTCACGGGAGATAAAGAAATATATTTTCCATCTGGATACGAGACTGATGCAAGGGTTGTAGTAAGGCAGTCGCAGCCATTACCTATGACAGTGCTGGCAATCATGCGGAGGTCAAATACTTTCGATGCTTAGGATTGTGCCATTTAACTCTAGTCTTATTAACAGCATTGAGACTGACTTTGACTTCCCAGAAAGCATGAGGGCTGCATTTGACAACGGGCAGCAAGTGATTGGCTATGCAATCATGGGCGACAAGGACGTTGTTGCTGTTGGTGGCATACATGAGATGTGGGCTGGTGTTGGCGAAGGCTGGGTTGTTTTGTCTAAGCATGCACCGAAATGGAAGCTGTCACTAGCTAGGTATGCTAAGACACTGTTTAGTAGTATACTGGCAACAACGAGTTTACATCGTGTGCAAGCTAGTATTCACATGGGAGACCCAGAGGCGATTAGGTTTGCTAGATGGATGGGATTTGAAGATGAAGGTATTATGTACAAGTTTGGGCCAGACGGTAGTGACTATTACCGCATGGCAAGGGTGTTGTAATGTCTGCTGAATTAGCACAAGGCGGTTCACTTCTTGGTGGATTTTTAGGCTTTAAGGGAAACCAAGCCGCTGCAAAACAGGCTAAAGCTACGGCTGAGTTTAATGCACAAGTCGCAGAGAACGAGGCAGTTATCCTGCGCCGCCGTAAGGTTGACGAAGAAGCAAATATGCGTGACCAATCCGAAAGGATTACTGCATCTGCAAATGTCGCGACTGCTGCCTCTGGTATACAGATGTCAGGAAGCGCACTGCAAGCTGCCGCTGATTCATATTTCAACACTGAAATGGACGCATTAAAAATACAATACGCTGGTGACATAGAGGAAACAGCAAAAGCATCTGAGGCAGCATTAACCCGCGCCACAGGCCGTGCCAAAGCATCTGCCTACAAACTGGCATCATATCAATCCCTGTTGGCTGGCGGTACGCAAGCAGCAACCATAGGCACATGAGGTAGTAATGCCAAAGATTCCAGTATATGAACAGCAAGTACAATTAGCAGCAGGGCCACTAGGCCCAAGGGCGGGTGCTGGCCTTGAAGCACCTGGGCAGGCTTTGGCTAGTTTTGGGAAACAGGTTGGCGATGTTGCGTATCAATTCGGTATGATGGAAAAAAAGACTCAATCAGAAGAAGCCAAAAACGCAGCTATATCTGAGTATCTACCAAAAGCACAGACCTTAATAGACAACCCAAAAAGTAGCACAGTGAGTGGGTTTGATATTGAAGCTGGCGCATTTAAGAAAGATGCTGTTGCCTCTGTAAACGCCAGGACAGACCTTACGGAAAGCCAAAAAAGATTTGTCAGAAACAATTTAGTAAAATCTATAGATAGCAAAATGTCTATTGGGCGGTCTAAGGTTTTTACCGAACAACAGGCAAACAGAAAAAACCAAGCAGAAACTGCCATAGGGTTCCTGTTAGATGAGGCTGTTACTAATCCAAACATGCGTTCTTTGACTATGAAAAGCATACACGACATTATTGACAATGGTTCTTCTGACGGTCTGAACTTAGGCTGGACACGGGAAAGTGTTGATTTAGAAATAGACAAAAGGGAAATACTGTCAGAAACAACGGATGAAAAAAGGCCAATTACATACTTTCAACAGGAAAGAGACAAAATCCTTAACGGTGAGGGACGCGGCAAGGGGAAAAACGCGCCAACAAGACAAGTCTTGTCTCGCATGTATGACACTCATATAAACTATTTAAAAGGGCCACTGACAGCAGAGGCAAATGCAATGGCAAAGAACGCTATCGCCTCTATGGTAATAGACGGAAAAGGTGCTAAACAAGGTGCAAAAGCAGTAAGCATGCTTCGTCAAGCTGGGCAAGAAGCCCTTGCTATAGACGCTGAAAATCAACTTGCAGCCGCTGAAAGCACCTTTCAAACAGTTGATTCATTGACATTTTCTAGCCCCGAACAGGTAAACGCCGCAAGAGACACCTTACGCGCTGAGGCTAGGGCTGCCTCTGGCACAGACAAGGCTTCCACAAAACTTTTGCAAATAGAACAGTTTGAGAAAGCTATTCAGGAAAGACAAAGAAGGCTTGATACAGACCCAGTAGGCTACATAATTGAAAACTTCAAAAGAAAGTTTACTAGTGTAGACCCGTCAAAAGCCCCATCAGCAGACTCGATAATTGTAGCGCAAACAGAAATGGGCATACCAGAAAACCAGCTTAAAGTCTTTACTGCAAAACAAGTAAACGACTTCAACACAAAGGTAGGACAGGCACAAACTCCAAGTGATGTTGATGATGTGCTTATAGAGTTTGGGTTAAAAACAGCAGATGGCGTTACTGTGTCTGGCGAGGTCACGGATGTTGGAATGAGGCAGCTTAGGGCCAATGGCATGTCTTTGCCTATGAATTATGTAGCAAATTCACCAGACAGCCCTATGTCTGCCGTTCTGCTGCAATCAGCTTTGCCTGGTGCAATAGAAATAAACGTAAGTTCTGCAAACAAGGATATGTTAATTTCGTCAATAACCACTAACCAGTCTGTTGCGACACATCTTAAATCTATGTTGGGTGGTTCGTTTGTTGACTTCCAAGGCAATACTATTAGGGCAGCAGCGGCTGACACGACTGGCATGCGTGAAGCACGGCAGCAGCATATAAAAATGCTTTCTGACCTTACAGTTTACTTAATTCAAAAAGACAGCAAAAGCTTATCTGGCGACCAAAGAATAGATATGGGAACCATTCAAACTTACATAGACCAGGCCGCGACTATCTTTGAAGAAAGATACTCTTACATAGACAACTTTCCTAATGAAAATGTGTCTCTTAGGCTTCCGAAAACTATGGCAGCTAAAACAGGTTTTATAAAACAAAGGTTAGCTTTGGCTGTGTCAGAGCTAAAAAACAATGATGTTTATTTTAGACCAAAACGCGAAGGTCAAACAGAGGCTGAGTATAATATTGAAAAGAATGTTTACTTAACCGAAGTCAAGAAGGGCTTTGGCTGGACTGTATCTAGTGATGGAAAGAACGCTATACTATTAGACCAAAACGCTGGGGCGGTAATTAGTTCTGATGGCGCGCCTATTGTAAAAAGTTTGTATGATATACTTCTTATACAAGAAAAACAGCAAGCTACAATAGAAGCGAACGTAGGCACAAGACGTACAATTGATTCTGCTTCTGGAGACTTTGGCGATGTCGAGGCGTTTTGATGGACATTTACTACCCACCAGTTAACTTATCAAAATCTCATGTAGACAACTATTTTGAGTACACTCCGGCTGACACTAGAGATGTAATAAGCACACGTTTTATGAGTGGGGCTACATTCGGTCACAACAGTTTAAGTGCTGTAGGGCAAGCTGTTGGGCGGCAATTTTACAACGAAAACACGCTTACAGTAGATGAGTACAATGATAGCCAGTATTTTAGACCAGGGATTAAAGTACCACAAACAGGCGTAAGGGAAAGTGTAGCCCGTTCTTTGTCTGAAGCCTACGATAGACGGTACACCAGAGACCTCACACTGTCTCGCGCACAAAGAACATTTGGCGTTGGCGCTGCTGGTTTAAGCGCAGAGATTGTAGGAAGTGTATTCGATTACACAAACATAGGTGTTGCTATAGCTGCGCCTTTGGCTGTTGGCTTATACGCCCCTGCCCGTGCTGCTGCAATTGCGGCTACGTCAGGCATAACAGCAAGGTTTGGCACAACAGCGGGGCGCGTAGCTGCTGGTGCTGGTGAAGCAGCCTTAGCTGGGGTTGCGTTTGAAGCTGGTATTGCGTTACCAGGCGCTTACTTACAGCAAGACCCTGATTATGGTTTAATGGATGCGTTTATTAACGTGACTGCTGGTGCAATTTTAGGTGGTGCTGTAACAGGCATAGGCGGCAAACTAACGGACGTTTTTGCCCGTGCAAAGCCAGAAACCGTGCAAGCTGCATACGAAACATCTTTGGGTCAACTTGCTACTGGGCAGCCAGTAAACGTAACGCCTGTTTTAAAAACTGACCCAGCACTTAACTTTGAATACAAACGCGAACTAGATATAAAAACAAACCGCGTATTACAGACCATTGATGAAGCGCCTTTAGAAGTTCCAGGAAAAACTAAAGAACTGCCTCCTGCCTTGAAAGCAGCAAAGAAAAAGCCATCGACAAACTTAAACCAGTTTATAATAAAAAAGGGTGGAATTAACCCTAAAACTGTTGGTGTAGCAAATTTGCTAGAGAGGCTTCAGTCTAGCGGGTTTCGTGTTCTAAACAACAAGGGAATGACCCTAGAACAGATGAAGGATGCCGCACAAGAAGAAGGCTTCTTCCCTTCAAAGGTAGATACATTTAATACTGAGGTTGAGTTTGATGAATTTGTCGATGCTGTAGAGACAGATGCAGCAACAAAAAGCTGGTATAGCGACTTTGATGCAGAAGCTATGGCTTATAGAGAGGCGACAGAGTTAGAGGAAAGAGTTGCAGAGTTAGGCATAGACCCGCGTGGACTAAGTGATGAAGAATTGTTTGATGAAATAACTATTGCTGAAAATTCAATTACAGAAGAACAGCTAATAGCCATAGAGAAATCAAAAGGCCCAGGCGTAACTGAACAAGAACTGCATGCAGAAATAGCAAGAGTGCAGTCGATGAATATGGAAGAACTAGGTCTGCAAGACTTTAACGACTTTCTAAAAACTGTGACGCAAGAAGCTGTAGACTTTGATAAGGCGCGAGTTTCCGTTGATAGCGAGATTGCCGAGTTTAACAAACAGATTGAGTTGTTAGAGGATGAGGTGAGGTTTATGGCTGACAATGAGTTAATAGACGATGCAACGCTTGTGGAATTAGATGAGTGGTCTGCTTATGTTGAGCGTTCTGAAAAATTAGACGATGTATTTGGCGCGGGTGCGCGGTGTGTTATGGGGAGTTTGACCGTTGGCTAGTAAAAAATGTATGAACCTGATGGTGACAACAGCGCAGAAGAACGGCGTTGTTTTTACACCTGAGGAAGCCAACAGTGCAGTTAATTACTTTGAGGCTGAATTAAAAAGGCGACCGCCATCATCACAGAATGACATAGACCATGCGTTCAATGTATCTAGGGAAAAGTCAAAGGAAGTTCGCCTAGCTGCGCTGCAAAGTAAAAGAGAAGCTTTTATCAGGGCTAAGGTCAAAGCCAACATTATGGCGGGTGTTACTAAGTACAAAGCTGAGACAGGGAACAAAAGCCTAGTTGACGGGTACAACGCTTATTTAGTTGGAAGTTCTAAGATGGTAGCTGGTTCAAGAAACAGTGTTTCTTCAACAAAAGCTGCAATCCACAAGGACTATGCCGCATCTTTCGAACTAGACTTAAACAAGAAAGGTGGTCATTTAGAAGACTTGCTTGCCAAAGGCACTTTGGATGAGGAAATTAGCATAGTCCAATACACGCTTCCGAAAGAAAGAGCTTCCCTTGTTAGTGCTGGCAAAGTATCGAAAGAAGCTTTAGACATTTTTGAGTCAATGGAAAAAAGTGGCAAAGCAAGACTTAAAAGAAAAAACAATGCTGGCGCATATATAGGTGAGAGAGATGACTATCTTGTTAGTCAGTCTGGCGCACACAATTCTGACAATATACGCCGTGCTGGGTTTGATGAGTGGAAAGCTACATTTCTTAAAGAGGTAGACCAAGCTAAAACATTTAAAGGTTTAGACATAGATGAGTTGACAAACTTGCCAGCAAACGCAACAGCTAGGCAAATGCAAGATGAATACTTAAATGTATTATACAACGAGTTTGTAACTGGTAGGCATCATTATGCTGACAAGGGAAGCGGAGCAGCAACAGGCCGTGCTGGTTCTGCAAATATAGCCAAAAAACTAAGCGCATCTCGCACCATTCATTTTAAAGATGGCCCGTCTGCATTTAGATATGCGCAGAAATTTGCCAGAGGAAACTTGTATGAAAGGTTCTACACTGGCCTAGAGTATGACGCTAGAAACATAGCTTTATTGGAAAAGCTTGGGCCAAACCCAGAATTGATGCACAACACCATCTTAGATGCAATTGCAAACCAAGAGGCCAGTAGAGGGGGAATTTTTGACTCTGCTTCTAGGGGTTTTAGTAACGCAAACTACAGGGTTGTAAGTGGCGGCAGTGAGATACCAGACAGAATTAGTATTGCTAAAATAGGTTCTGGAGTTCGTGCGGTACAAGGAATGGCTAAATTAGGCGGCGCAGTTCTTTCAGCCTTTCCAGATATTGTATTTAAAGCAGCAACCATAAATAGAAAAACTAGCAGAGGGTTTCTTGGTTCTTACAAAAGTTCTTTTGATGGCCTTGCGTCCTCGTTTGTCGCATCTAAAGACAAAAAGCAGTTATACAAACATCTAAAGATATACACAGACCAAAGGCTTGGCGAAATACATGCGCTGGCTGGCGACAGTGTTAGTGACTTGCCTGGCTTTATCTCCAGTATGCAAAAAACTTTTTACAGGTGGAATTTGCTTGGCGGCTGGACTCAAGGACACAAAAATGGTTTGGCGGCGGTTTTTGCTAATGAACTAGCGACCTATAGAAAAGTGGACTTTGACAAACTGCCGGATAAGTTGCGTAGAACACTTGGTATGTATGATATTTCAAGCGATGAATGGGCTACGTTTAGGAACTTAGAGACATTTGCTGCTGATGGTGAACACTATATTGTACCAGACGCGATAAACGACTTAGGCGCTAATAACATAGACCCTATCATAAGAGACAGGACGGGTACGCTTAATATAACTGACGGTATGCGCAGTCGGTTTAGAGATGATTTGCGCACAAAACTGATGGCGCTAATAAATGATTCGGTTGATGAAGGTGTTGTTACTGTTGGTGACAGGGAACGGGCAATAATGACTCTAGGCCAGTCGAGGGGTAGTGTCCTTGGTGAGTTTGTTAGATATGTAGGCCAGTTTAAGTCTTTTCCCGTGACTGTAATTACTAAGCAGCTTGCACCAGAGTTTCAATCACACCCATCAAAACTGCGTGGCGGCGCAGCAATCGCGGCAATGGTTTTGGCTACCACTGCGCTTGGCTATCTTTCTGGTGCTGCAAAAGACGCTGCCAGAGGCAAAGAACCAAAAGACCCTAAGAATATAAAGTCTTGGCTTGATGCCCTTACAAGGGGCGGTGGCCTCGGCATTTATGGAGACTTTTTGTTTTCAGAGTACAATCGGTATGGTGAATCACTTCAGGAAACCCTGCTTGGCCCATCATTTAGCACTCTTAATAAAGGGCTTCAACTTATACAAAAAACAGTAACTGGCGAAGGTTCAGCAAAAGATTATGCCAGGTTTATCAAAAGCAACACTCCGTTTGCCAATCTATTTTGGACTGAGCAAGCCATGAACTATCTCATTTGGAATGGTGCAATGGAGTGGTCAGACCCAGGATACATGCGTTCAACGCAAAGAAGGATTAGACGAGAGTATAACCAAGATTATTGGCTACCACCATCGTCAGCCTTCTAACGGCTTTCTTAAACTATCAAAATAAGGTATATATACTCTAGGAGTTTGAAATGACAGTTAGTAGCACCACAACTAAGAAAAGCGCGAACGGCGATGGGTCAAACGACACGTTTTCGTATAACTTCAAGATATTCGATGATGACGATATTACGGTTGTTATCCGTACTGTTGCGACTGGTGCTGAAACTACAAAAACAAAAACCACGCATTACACTGTAACAGGCGTTGGCAGTACTAGTGGCGGCAATGTTGTGTTTACCTCTGGTAACATACCAGCAACAGGCGAAACTGTTGTGCTGCTTAGAACAACAGCCCGTACCCAACTTACAGACTATGTAGCTAATGACCCGTTTCCAGCCGATACGCATGAAGATGCATTGGACAAACTGACTTTTATCACGCAAGAGTTGCAAGAGGAACTAGGCCGTTCACTCAAACTGTCACAAACAAATACCATTGCTACGGCTGAATTTACAGTAGGGGCAACAGACCGAGCTAACAAAATTCTTGGGTTTGACACTAGCGGTGACTTAGCCATTTTCCAAGAGATTGGCACATTCAAAGGTTCAGACGCTACAACCACGACAGCGGCATACATTGAACGTGACATTGTAAAATCAACTACAACAGCACAGTTAAACAACGTATATATTGCACTGCAAGATTCGCCAGCCGGTACAGCTTTAACAAACACAAGTTATTGGGCGTTGCTTGTAGATGCTGTATTAGCCGCCGCATCAGCCACGGCTGCTGCTGCTAGTGCTACAACAGCATTGGGCCATAAAAATGATGCTGAGACTGCAAAGACAGCCGCTGAACTAGCAGAAACAAACGCTGCGACAACACTAACAACATTTCAAGGCCAATATCATGGCGCGGCAAGTTCAGACCCAACATCGAACTTGGATGCTGGAGATTTGTATTTTAACACTACTGACGGTGACATGCGCGTTTACAACGGCAGCGCATTTATCAACGTAGTTTCATCATTAGGCAACCTTGCTAACATTGTTGAGGACAGCACCCCACAGATGGGTGGCAACCTAGACACCAATGGCAATGATATTGTCACAGTGTCTAACGCTAATTTAGACTTAGCGCCAAATGGCACAGGTGCTGTGGTTGTAAGGGGGAATACAAACCCTGGCACTATTATATTTAATTGCGAAAGCAACAATCACGGTCAAACAGTTAAAGCGCAGCCACACTCAGCCCAGGTTACAAACGCACTGACGCTTCCGGCTGGCGGCAACCAAGAGATTGTTGGCACAACAGCAACACAGACATTAACAAACAAATCTATTGATGGTGGGCAGCTTACTGGTTCAGTAGCTACAGCACGATTAGATACTGGCACTTCTGCAAATCAAGTTGTTACGCTTGATGGTTCAGCTAAGTTGCCAGCCGTAGATGGTTCACAGCTAACTAATATTAGTTTTACTGAATCTGACCCATCAGCATTAGCATTTGCAATAGCGTTAGGATAGGACAATGGCAAACGCATTTTTATCAGAAGTAAAACAAAACATCGCAACCAGTGCTGGAACGGATGTGTTGACTTGTGGTGCATCCACGGAAATCACAGTTATTGGATTGAGTGTAGCCAATACTGGAACCAGTCAAATCTTGATTGATGTAAAATTGGATGCCTCGGCAAGAACATCTGGCAACTTGGTTAGTGTTTTCTTGGTAAAGTCAGCACCAATTCCTGTGGGCGGCAGTTTGGTGGTTGTTGGTGGCGACCAGAAGGTTGTTATGGAACCTGGCGATAAGATAACAGTTATTTCAGACACAGCAAATTCAGCAGACTGTGTTCTTAGTCACTTAGATATTACATAAGGATTAGCAAATGTCTTATCTTGGAAACACACCAGCCGCACGATTTAGCGCAATGGCTAAACAGACCATCACTGGAGATGGTGGCACTGGCTATACGCTTACTCACGCTGTTGGCAATGAGCAAGAGATAGAAGTATTTGTAAATAACGTGCGTCAAGAACCTGGCAGCGGCAAGGCTTATACAGTGTCTGGCACAACATTGACAATGACAGGTAACGTAGCCAGCACAGATGAGTTCTATGTAGTGTATCAAGGCAAGGCCCAACAGACTGCCACACACCCGCCTACATTTCCTTTAACGGCTACAACAGGCACGTTTAGTGGCGATGTAACAACCACAGGTGATTTTAAACCTACTGGCAAAGAATACTTCCAAGTTGAACTAACTACACTGCAAGATGGATTGACAGACCAAACTGTAAACATTGTTGATTTTGGCGGTAAGGGAACTGTTAAATATGATACTAAATCAAAGTTTGATAGTGCGAATGACGCATATCTTTTGGGTAGTAGCGATGGTGTTTACTTAATAAGTTTTTCGATTGGAATACGGTCTGATGCTATAGTTACTGAACAATTAGTTGACGCATCGGCTGCTGTATTTATTGCAACTGATGGAAGTACTTATGTATCTGTTCACGGCGCAGGAGCAAGGGTAGTAGAACACACAGGCGGCAGGCCAGGGTCAGCTATGTTCAATGGTTCATTTATTTATAAATCAACTACTGCAACAACAAAGGTTCTTGTAAAAACTGTAGTCAATACGGCTGGCGGTACTTATGAACATAGCCGCACCAGTAGCGATAATGTAAACACAGGCGATTCAAGTTTTGATACTGCAAATTGCACGTTTTTATCAGTAATGAGGATTGCATAATGGCACTCAGTAAAATTTTAAATGGTGGTTTGGCTATTGGTAGTCAAGGATTTACAGAAAGTTCAAAGATTACTCTTGATGCTGCGTCAGAGTCTGTAACGGGCATACCAGATGGGGTTCGAGAAATCCATGTTTTGCATTACGGAATGAGTACCAGTTCGTCCAGTCCTACTATGCAGCTTCAACTTGGGACCAGTTCTGGATTAGTGACTTCTGGTTATGTTTGTCAGTACACATGGGTATATAATAGCAATGTAGTAGGAAGAGCAGTATCTTCAGGAGGTTTTGAGTTTGGCAATTGGGGTGCGGGTATAGTCATGGATGGTTCTTGGGATTTGTATAGGTCAAATGGGACAGATGACCAATGGAGTTGTCGATATACCAGCACTTTATATACGGATTATGCGGGACAAATATTTGGAACAGGTTCTTTAGATTTGTCTGCGCCACTAGACAGGGTTGCTTTAGTTTGCGCTGGCTCTGGAACATTTGATGCTGGCACAATGCAAGTTTTGTATAGGTGAAAATTATGGCAATAGAAAAACAATACAACATAATTACTGGTGAAGTCGTTGAAATAGAGTTTACGCAAACGGAGTATACCGCAAATCAAAAATTAGATTTTCTGCGTGAAAAACGTAATGGAAAACTTGCGGAAACAGATTGGTGGGCATCTAGTGACTTAACCATGACATCTGCACAGACAACTTATCGCAAAGCACTGCGAGATATAACAGACAACGCTACGTCACTAGATGATGTTACTTGGCCTACAAAACCATAAGGAATAACACATGGCATACATAGGAAAAAGCCCGACAGGAACTGGCGTAAGGTCACGCTACTACTTCACAGCCACGGCTGGTGCTACGTCACTGTCCGGCGCAGATGACAATAGCAACACGCTAGTATTTAGCGATGGCAACTATGTAGATGTATCACTGAACGGCATAGCCTTGGTTGCTGGCACTGACTACAACACTAGTACAGCTAATACCATTGCTGGCTTATCTGCTTTGTCTGCTGGCGATATTGTTGAGATTGTAGTGTATGACATTTTTACTGTAGCTGACACTGTATCTGCAAAAGATGGCGGCACGTTTACTGGTGGCGTGACTATGGGTGGTACGCTAGACGTTACTGGTGCATTAACAGCCACGGCTGGTGCATCTTCAAATGCTGTAAGTTTGCAATCTGCTAACTTTAAAGTGACTGACTTAAATGCTAATGCGTTTTATCGCACTGGTACTTTTGTTCCTCGTTGGAGTACTGCTAATGTTACTACGGCATACCAAACTGATGCTTTTGGGTCTGGTTCATATATAACGCAAGTAGGTAGTTATATTAGGATAGGAAATTTAGTTCGTGCTAATTTTCACTTGCAATTAGATTATTCAGCAGCCTCTTATGCTAACGGTTCTGCCGGTGGTCAATCACTTAGTATTTATGGTTTGCCTTTCAATGTTAAAAACGTATCAACTTATTTCCCTCAGACTAGCACTATATATTTTCATTTTGCAAATCAGGGGTGGGAAAAAATGTCTTTGATGGGCTTCGGACAGCCTAATCAAAGGTATGTATTATTTAGATATTCAACAGGTGTTGGTACAGAAGGCGAGGCAACCATAGACCATCCGTTTGACCCCACTCCACGTGCGCACGATTCAGAGATGCTGTTTGATATAACTTACGAAACAGACGAGGCTTAAATGAGTAATTTAAAAAACAATAAAAATGAACGTAATAGGCTTCTTAGTGCTTGCGATTGGTGGGCTAGTTCTGATTTGACTATGACACAGGCGCAAATTGATTATCGCCAAGCACTGCGAGATTTAACAGACCACGAAAACTGGCCTGATTTATTAGCCGCTGACTGGCCCAAGAAACCGGAGTAGAGACATGAGCAGAGCAAGAGACATAGCAAACTTAGTCGGCGGGTCTGTGCCAGCATTGACACGAAAATACTATGACGTAGTAAATGTTGCTACTTCTAACATAGCTGAGTTTGGTAGCATACCAAGCGCTGCAAAGAGAATTGTCATTGAGTATGTGGATGTTGGTACTAATGTTCAATCCACTGCTGGCTCACTTGCTTGTTCAGTATCAGTAGGGGGCAGTTATATTACCACAGGATATGATGGCAGTGGTTATTATGTTGCTGGGGGTACATCTGGAACAGGTGGTGAAGATAGAACAGCCTTGGGGGGCGGTGTAGGAGATAATGTTCGTAGTTATTATTGGGGTGACCAGAATAATAATAGAAGGGACGGTAATTTTATTGTAGACCTTATAGATTCTACTAATTATATCTACAAAATAAGCCACATCGGAATTAATTATATAAATGATGATTCCTATGGTGGCACAGGATATGGTACTTCCACTACAACCGCAATTGCATTTATTAATTTAAGCGGGCCTATTGATAAAGTAAAGATAGAGTTAGATGCTGCTGGTGCGATTGACCACGGTTCAGCAATGGCTTATTACGAGGTTTAAAAATGGACATTGCTCAGATTATATCAATGCACGATACAAAACAAGCAGCCAACAGGATACTTACAGAAACTGATTGGACACAAATTCCTAACAATGGTTTAACTGATGCTTGTGTAACTGCTTTTCAAACGTATAGAAACAGCATTAGAACAATTAGACAAACTGTTCCAGACAATACAACTTGGCCCACTGTTCCTTCAGAAGAATGGTCTGACTGATGAACGAGGAAAACAAAGTCATTGTTGACGTAGCTGCTGGCACAGGCACATTCGCCGCGTGGATGGCTATGGTTCCTGACTTTGTAGCGTTGTTCACTGGTGTCTGGGTGTTAATACGCATCTGGGAAACCAAGACCGTTCAGAGGCTTTTAGGGAAAGATGTTTAAGGCAATCGTACTGGCTTGCGCGATAGCGACTCCAACCGATTGTATCGAATTTCACGACACTCGCGGCCCTTACGATACCCGCGCAGCCTGCGAACGCCGTGCAATGGAAATGGGGCGTGACGTTGGCGAAATGACTCACGGACTGATGCCTAAAAAATGGCGGTGTCAGACATTGAAGAAGGGTATGCTTTCCTAGTGGAACCGATTAGCACTGCATTAGCTGGCATTGCGCTTGTGAAAGCAAGTGTGGACGGGATTAAGTCAGCCCTTGGTACTGCTAAGGACATCAGTGCTATTGCAGGCGACATAGACGCGCTGCTTAACGGTCAACAGCAAGTCCAGGCTGCAAGCAACAAGAAAGGCGGCATGGGTATAGCAGACCAGTTTGGCGTTGAAAGTGTTGCAAAGGAAATCATAGATGCAAGGCTGGCTGCTGAACAGGTGGCTGAAGTCAGGCGCTTAACAGACCACAGATTTGGTGCTGGCACATGGCAGTCTATATTAGATGAACGTGCTAAGAGAATACGCGAGGCCAGGGAAGCCCATGCCAAGGCGCGTAGAGAAGCCGCGCTTTCCCAGCAAGAAATGATTGATAACATGAAGATTGGCTTGGCTGTCCTTGCGCTTGCTTGCGTAGTAATCGGGCTGTTTATCACAGTGATGGTATCAACAGCAAAAGCGATTGGCATTGGATGAGTACGACAACAGGGCTTATCGGTGAGTATCAAGCCGCTGCCATTGTGTTATCATTAGGTTGGCGAGTATCTATGTGCCAGCAAGACAAGGTTGATTTACTAGCGTGGAAAGATGATGAATTTATCAGGATACAAGTTAAGACTGCGAGCCTACTATTACAGAAAGGCAAGCGCCTTCCGTGTTACCATTTTCAGTTTGGGCATGGACGCCAGAATAAAATTATTGGGAGTGTTAAGGACTATGACATATTATGCTGTGTGGGCTATCAACATAGGAAAGCAGTGTTCTTGCCAGTTTCTGAGGTGCAACAAAAGTCAAAGCGCATGTCGCCTAAGTTATTTGATGAAGATAAAGCAGAGTTTTATTCGTTTAATAAAGCGTTGGCGGCAGTAAGAGGACGTAGAGATATCTAATGAAACAAGCAGCGACAAAGTTAAACGAAGCAAGCGAGATAACAATTCCATTGCGGAATCTTATAAGCATGATTGCTTTTACGGCAGTCAGTGTTTGGGTTTATTTTGGGCTGACAGAACGCATTAGTTTTCTTGAACACAATCTTGAACTGACAATGGAAGAAGTTGAGGAGAACGACAACTGGATTGATGAGTGGACACCGCCAGCAAGCGTTCAGGATATGGTGGCAAAGGTGCATGTTTTAGAAGTCGAGATAGCAAAACTTAAACTTATAGTAGAGGCTAAAAAATGATACAGGCATTAATAGGGCCAGTAACAGGGCTGCTAGATAAATTTGTTGAGGACAAAGACCAGAAGAACAAGCTGGCGCATGAGTTAGCTACTATGGCTGACCGTCACGCGCAAGAACTAGCCAAGGGCCAGTTAGCTGTCAATGCTGAGGAAGCCAAGTCAAAAAACCTGTTTGTGTCAGGCTGGCGGCCTAGTGTTGGCTGGTGCTGTAGCCTAGCTTTATTCGCCCACTTTCTAGTGTTCCCGACTATGGATGTAGTAACTGCGTACATGGGCATAGAGGCTGTGGCTTATCCATCTTTTGACATGGATAGCCTAATGACTGTATTATTAGGATTATTAGGACTAGGTGGAATGCGTAGTTTTGAAAAATCAAAGGGGCTGACAAAATGAAACGCGGATTATATTCTAACATTCATGCAAAAAAGAAACGTATTGCTGCTGGGTCTGGTGAGAAGATGCGCAAGCCTGGAAGCAAGGGTGCGCCGACAGCCAAGGCTTTTAAGCAATCGGCAAAGACAGCAAAGAAGAAAAAGAAATGACCTACCCTCTGTCGCCAAACTTTACCTTAGAAGAAATGGTGAAGTCTCAGGTTGCGGAACGTAAGGGTATTCCCAACGCCCCAGAACTGCATCACATTGAGGCTATGGAACTGTTGTGTGAAAAGATATTGCAGCCTATCCGCGATGAGTTTGGTTCGTTCGTGGTTTCATCAGGGTATCGCAGCCCAGAGTTATGCGTTGCAATTGGCAGTAGTTTGGACAGCCAACATGCCAAGGGTGAGGCAGCAGACTTTGAGGTAGCAGGCGTAGATAACTATGACCTGGCTAAGTGGATTGAGGACAACCTAGACTATGACCAGCTTATTCTTGAGTGTTATACTGGCGGCAACTCTGGCTGGATACATTGCAGCTACATTGAAGGCGGTCGAGGTGAGTCGCTTACATATAACAAGCAAGACGGGTATACCCACGGGCTAAAGAAAGATGGCTAAGTCACCAGCATGGCAGCGCAAGGCAGGCAAGAGTAAGTCAGGTGGTCTGAACGCTAAAGGCCGTGCATCTGCCAAACGCCAGGGCATGAATCTGAAAGCCCCTGTGTCTCGTAAGCAGGCAAAGAAGTCGCCCAAGTCAGCAGCTAGGCGTAAGAGTTTTTGTGCTAGAATGAAAGGCATGAAGAAGAAGCTGACAAGTAAGAAGACAGCGCGTGACCCGAATAGTCGTATCAACAAAGCATTAAGGAAGTGGGATTGTTAAATGCCGATGGGAAAAGGAACTTACGGTTCAAAGATGGGCCGACCAGCAAAGAAAAAAGCCGCTAAAGGCAAGGGCTTGACTGCAAAGCAGAAGACATTGCCTACTGCTTTACAGAAAAAGATTATGAAGTCTAAGAAGAAATAACTAGGCTGTAACCGGAACCATCTCTGTGTTTGAATGATTTGTAAGGGATGTTGTAGTGTCGCGCAGCATCCCTTGCCCTTTCATGTTCAAGCCAGTTATCAAATGTAAGTGATTCACCAACTTTCAAACTCTTTAAGAATGTCCACCTTCCTCTTTTCTTTATTGGCTTGCCCAGCTTTGGCTGCCCACAACACTCGCATCTTTCCATAACATTCCCTCCTGTTTAGCGAATAGCAGATAGGCTGCTTACTCCCAAGCATTACCCATCCACCATCTTTTATATAATGTTTGTGACCACATACAGCGCATGCAATCTGGCGTGAATCAAACTTTTTCTTTGCCATCTTCCAGCAGTTCTAAAGCAATCGCGCTGTAGCCTATGATGTCTACGAATGAATCTATGTGGTTACAGTTCAAACCAAACTCATCTTTTGCTGATAACCTAGATAGTTTTACGGCTATCATAAAGGCGCAAACCTGTGTTTCAGTCATCTTGTGGCCTGTAATCATAGACCCCATTTCACTGATTTGCCGGAAGTTATCACCCACCGTCCCATACCTAGACCGTTCCAAGAGTACATCCTTGCAATGGTCTAAAGCATGGAAGGCAGTTTCCAAGTTAGAAAGGGACTTCATCATCAAGTGCCATCTGTGGCTTAGGTGCTGCTGGTGTTTCCATTGACTCGGCAATCTTACGCATGCCGCCCTGCCTTACGTTAGCAGCAATGCTTTCACCGCTTGTGTAATCCTCTGCAATGCGTTCACTGATACTAACATCAATAGAACCATCCTCATTTGCAAAGACAGAGATTTGATGCCTTGTATCCTTGCTTAGAACCACATCGCCTGGTTCCTTACCTACATAGGGCTTCCAGTTTGAGTTGCTATGGGTTGCTTTCTTGTCTGGGTCATTCGCAAAGCAGCGAATAGTTGTGATTTTTCTCAAGGCCATTAGGCTTCTCCTTCTTCATTTATAGGTATAAGTTTAGATAACTTCACGCTTATGTAAGGTATTTCCTGTGATGTATTATTGTTCCACCCAGAAATAATGTATGTCTCCCCACTAAGGGTCATGTAACCTTTCATGTCTGGGCTTTTATCGTTGCCTTTTTTATTGTACGGAAACATTGCCCCGTTCAAGTCTTTGTGTTTGAAAGCCTCCACTTTACTCTCCCGCTGTTAGTTTATCTTCAGCATCAAGGAACAGCTTAACAATGTGCTGCGCTGCCTCTGGATTACGTTGTTTAATTTCCTGTATTTTAGGCTTCATATCCTCAAACAGAGTATGAACATTATTGACATGCTTCATCTGACGCAAGCGTGATTTCATGTCTTGCCACACACCCTTGTCGTGCTTCTCATCAAGTTCTTCACGGGTCATTTCTTTGGGTGGCTCAGACGGGGCCGGAGACTGTTGACTTGGAGGGTCTTGTTTCTCGACAGCCACCGTCTGATTCTGTTTGATACTCTCTGCCTTGCGTGGCACTGCCTCCATTTCATTAGCAGATGCGTACTCGCCGCCAGACAAACCAAGACTAGCTAATGCCCTGCCTATAGCAGATGTTTCTGCATTTTCCAAGGCTGAAGTTGTGTTGACATGGCCTTGCCCTCTGATTTCTTCAGCCATACCAGACCCAACAGTGATGCCATCCTTGTTTGTAACAATGGCTTTGACTACTACGCGGTGTCCATCATCCACAATAATCTTTGTGTCGATACCAAACTCTGCACCAAGCACACGGCGAAACGCCTCGACACGATGCACCACTTGCAGATACATCTTGCCGCCCTTTTGCTTGATAGCGTGGTCTTTATAGTAATCAGCCACGACTGTCATTGCCTGTGTTAAATCAGTCATTATCATTCACCTCCTCATTGTAGTCAGTAATCGCTTTCATAAATGACGCAAGCATAGTCTTAAGTTCATCCAAGTCTTTCTGCATGTGCGCCATGTCTCGTTCTATGCGGTTCAATCTCTCTTGTGTAAAGTCGATTGCTTGCGCATGTTCCTGTTCTACCTCAGTCATACTTACCCTTCCCTTTCGGCTTACCAACATTAAAACCCTTGTTCACTTTAGTCTGGCTATAGTTATTTTTCCTGATAACCCTGCCCATAGCGTCAGTCTTGTCGTTTACCTCTGGTATTCTTAACGCTGCTTCTATCTCATCCCTAGTCGGCACTTTCATTCTACCCTCCAGGTTTGTTTGGCAATCTCAAGTATCTCAGGGCCATGCCGCTGGGCTATCTCTGCAAAGTCAGGTGCAACCATACCAAACAGGTTTTTCCAGTTGCCATTAGCAGCTTTCATCAAGTTCTGAATGGTCAACCACCGCTGCGCTATTCTTTCATACGCTTCTTCTAATGCGTCAGGCTTCAGCATGTCGCAGTTATCAGGTGTGCATAGGTTGTAGCCCTCGCCAGTAACAAACAGCAAGGCTGGCACTAGGCCAGTGCCTTTCCAGTACACTGCCTGCTGCGCTACCTGATTCCAGGTAGGTTCTGTCTTTGGTTTCGGTATACGCCAGGTTCTTGTGCCATCCTTCTTGGGCGGGTTGGCTACCGGCAGACTGCACTTTAGGTCAATCTGTCTCGTGTCATCAGCATAATCCAGGAACATAATGGTAGGTATATCTAGCCTGTCATCTTTAAATACGCGCTGGTATTCACCCACCATCTCCACGTTCTTGCCAAAGTATTCTTCTGTGCCTCTGACTGCATGACCTATCATTTCTGGGATAGCTTCTTTACAAGCCTCAAACACTTCCATGTCCTTGCCACCATCCCATTTAATAGGCTTATATTCCATGTACTCTGTCATGGCATGTCTTACTGCCTCGCCTAGTGTCAAGCCCTCTTGCTGGCCTCTGACGGGCGAGTAATCATGCAGCCCAAAGTAATGGTCGCAGCCCTGCTGTACTATCTGCCCTGCCCTTGGCCTAGCTGACATTGGGAACTGCATCTTGTATTCTTTGCGAATGTATAGTTTGAACAGGTTTTCATAAGTGGATTGCGTACCACCTGATGCGCTATTGTGATAACAACCGAACTCTTTTCGATAGTCTGGGATTTCGTATTCCATTTGACCCTCCAATAGAACTGTCTTACCAGCCCATTGCCAATCTGTCAACACTGATATATGGTGTTTGCATGTATTTACAGGATTACATTAGAGAACAAAGACTTAGCATGAGGCGGTTTGCTTGGAAAGCTGGCTTGTCTGTCTCTGCTGTGTCTCGCATACTATCTAATCAGCGTTTTCCTACGCCCGAATCTATGCGGCGTATCTCTCTAGCAACTGATGGAAAGGTAAAAGCTAATGACTTCTACGAACAACACCACAGCCAGCGATTACGTTAACTGCCCTGAC